TACAACCGCAACAGGTTATGGCAATTTACCCAATGGTAACTTTAGCCCAGTAATCTATTCAAAAAAAGTACAGCTTGCTTTTCGCAAGAGTACAATTGTAGGTGATATTACTAACTCAGATTATTTCGGTGAAATTGCATCACAAGGTGATACAGTAAAAATCATTAAAGAACCTGAGATTTCTGTAAGTGAATATGCACGTGGCACAAATGTCACAGCACAAGATTTGCAGGATGACGATTTTAATTTAGTCATTGATAAAGCTAACTATTTTGCTTTTAAGATGGACGATATTGAAGAGGCGCATTCCCATATAAATTTCATGGACCTTGCAACTAATCGTGCTGCATATCGTTTGGCAGACAACCATGACCAAGAAGTTCTTGGTTATATGTCTGGCTACAAGCAGTCTTCTTTGCACAGCAAAGCTGATACTCTTAACACAACTGTTAATGGTACTAAAGCTGTAAGCTCTGCCGGGGCGAATGAGTTGCTTGCATCTATGCAGCTTCATAAAGGTGACTTTGGTAACATCACTACTGCCTCTGCTGGCACTCACTCAATTCCTGTGACTGCACGTATGCCGGGTGCTACCTCGCTACCAACAGCTACCGTTTCCCCTGCAATGATTATCTCACGCATGAAACGTTTGCTAGATCAACAGCAGGTTGACTCACAAGGTCGCTGGCTAGTGGTCGATCCAGTATTCATGGAAATCCTCGCTGATGAAGATTCCCGTTTTATGAATGCTGATTTCGGTGAATCAGGTGGTTTGCGTAATGGTTTGTCCATTAACAATTTCCATGGCTTTCGTGTATATTCCTCTTCCAATCTGCCAGCACTAGGCACTGGAGCAGGTACAGCAGGTACAGCTAACCAATTGACAAATTGCGGCATTATTGTCGCTGGTCATGATTCTGCTGTAGCAACTGCCGAGCAAATCAACAAGACAGAACAATACCGTGACCCTGACAGCTTTGCTGACATTGTTCGTGGTATGCATCTATACGGTCGTAAGATTCTTCGTCCTGAAGCAATCGTTACTGCCCGTTATAACGCAGCATAGGGGAGATATAAACTATGGCTACTTTTGATATGACTCTCAGTACTACCGCTGGTGTTGGGGCAAACGTTCTTGCTGTTCCAACAGTTGTTGGTAATGCTGTACGAACCATTGAAGCAATCTTAGATATTGATGCTATGATTGCTGCAGGTGCTACCATTGCTAATGGTGACATTTTCCAACTACTTGAAATCCCTTCTGAATCAGTAATGCTTGCTGGTGGTGCGGAAATCATGAAGTCCTTTACTGCAAGTTGTACTTGTAATATTGACTTTGCTGGTGGAGATGACATTGTTGACGGTGCTGCACTTGATGCTGCTGCTGGTACATACCTTGTACTTGGTACTAACGGCGAAGCTAACATTGTAAACACTGGTGCTGCATCTACTTATGCTGCTGCTGCATTAGCTCTTGTCGCTGCGTCAGATACCATTGATGTAGTTATTGCTGGTGCTGCTGCTGCAACTGGACGCTTACGTGTCTATGCAGTAATTGCAGATATTTCGGCTGCTCATACTGAGGCTGCTGAAGCCCAGCGTGACTTGCTGTAATACATTACTAAACTTTGGGGCTGGCTTTGTGCTGGCCCCATTGCTACATTTTAAGGAAGCATAATGGCTCTGACATACCTTGAACTAACGAATGACGTTCTCACTAGAATGAATGAAGTCGTGCTTACTGCTGGTGATTTTACTTCTGCTAGAGGTGTTCAAGTACAATCTAAAAATGCTATCAATGAAGCTATACGACACATTAATCAAAAAGAATTTGCATACCCATTTAATCATTCCACTAACACCTCTACATTAGTTCCGGGTGTAGTAAGATACACCATACCAACTGGTACAAAATACATAGATTACAATACAGCAAGAATAAAAAAGAATACTGATCTCAGTGCATCAGGGGTTAATTTAAAAAGACTTAATTACAATGAGTACATAAGCAAAGAGTTTGCAACTCAAGAAGATGAAGTTGAATCTACAACTCTGAATGGCACACACACAGATTCTGTGACTACCCTGACCCTTGTTTCAACTACAGGCTTTGCAGCATCAGGCAGTGTCTACATAGCTAGTGAGTTGATCTCTTATACTGCTATCTCAGGCAATACTCTTACAGGTTGCACAAGAGGTGCTGAGGGTACTACTGCTGCAGCTTACGCTAGTGGCGTAGTAGTTACACAGTTTGATAACGGAGGTGTGCCTCAGTACATTGTACGCACCCTTGATAACAATTATTTACTGTACCCTTACCCTGATAAAGAGTACACACTACTATATGATTTCTTTACGTTCCCTGATGACTTGACTGCACACGGCGACACTACTAGTATTCCTAATAGATTTAAACCTGTCATTACAGATGGCGCTGCAGCATTCCTCTACCAGTACAGAGGTGAGATGCAACAGTACCAGATTAACTTTGACCGTTTTGAGGATGGCATTAAGAATATCCAAAGCTTATTAGTTAACAAGTTTGATTACATCAGGTCTACTGTAATAAACAGACCTACAAGTTCTAACTCTGGAGTGTCCTTTTAATGCCAGATAGTTCTCAAGTACAACCTGCAGCATTTAACTGTGAGGGCGGTTTAGTTTTAAACCGTTCTTCTTTTCTTATGCAACCGGGGGAAGCTCTAGTACTAGAGAACTTTGAGCCTGACGTTGAGGGCGGCTACAGGAGAATGAACGGCTACCGTAGGTTTGTCAATCATGTAGTACCACATACAGCCAGTATCAACGAGAAGGTAATAGGTGTAGCTAAGTTTGGTAACAAAGTAATAGCGTGTAGAGGAGAAAAGATATTCTCTGCTGCTTCTACTGAGTTAGCATTTGCTATAAGTGCAAGTACATCTATGTCAGGTTCTGGTGTAATTAAAGCAGACTCCGTTGCAGGGTTTGCAACTAGTGGTACTCTACAGATAGACTTAGAACTATTCACTTACACAGGTGTAGATGCTGTTTCAAATCCTAATGAGTTTACAGGCGTAACACGGGGTACAGAAAGCACCACTGCTGCATCTCATGTTATTAAAGTAACTGTCTCCTCACCTTGGACAGAGATAGACACTGGTAGAACTAATGCTTCTAAGTATAGGTTTGAACGTTTTAATTATGACGGCAATGAAAAGATTGCATGTGTAGATGAAGTAAATGCGCCTGTAGTTTTTAACTTAGCTCTTAGTGCAACTGATGTCAGTGCAAGTGCAGTTGCAGGTTCTAAGTTTTTAGCTTCTTATAAATCTCATATGTTCTATGCTGGTAAATCTACTACCCCAGAACTATTAAGTTTTAGTGAAGGCTTTAACGAGGATGGTTTTAGCACGGGTGTATCTTTACCTGCAGGAACCATTAGAGTAGACGATACTATTACAGGCATAAAAGTTTTCCGTGACAGTCTTTTTATCTTTTGTGAAAACAGAATATTTAAACTTGCAGGAAACACAGCAGCAGACTTTGCTATCGTACCTGTTACTAGAAACATTGGCTGTATTAATGGTGACACCATACAGGAATTTGGTGGTGACTTAGTATTCCTTGGACCTGATGGACTTCGTACAGTTGCTGCTACTGCAAAGATTGGTGACACAGAACTTGGTACAATAAGTAGAAACGTACAATCTATTTTTGATAAAAACATTAAGGACTCTTTGCTATTTGAAAGTGTTGTCATACCAGACAAGACACAGTACAGAATATTCTTTACTAAAGATGGTGAAGCTGATAGTATTACAAGAGGCGTTACTTGCGTTATGAAGCAAGATAACTTTGAGTTCTCTGAGATACGTGGTATAAAACCTGCTTGTACAGATACCTTTGTACAGGCTGGTGATGTCATAGTATTACACGGGGACTTTGCTGGTCACGTTCATAGACAAGAAAAAGGTAACACCTTTGATGGTATACCTGTACTAGGAAAATATAGAAGTTCTGACTTGGCCTTTGGGGACACAGGCATACGAAAACATATGCAAAGGGTTATTATTAACTATAAGCCTGAGTCTGCTCTTGATGCAGAATTAGTTTTAAGATATGATAATGAGAATGCAGACTCTACTAGACCTGAGCCTTACTCTTTAGATTCTAATCAAGTAGCTGCACAATTTGGATTAGCTGTATTTAGTACTGCAGACGGTGCAGTCAGGTTTGTTTTTGGTGGGCCTTCTCAGCCTCTTATAAGACAGCCAGTAGAGGGATCAGGTTTTTCTGTTGTACTGAGAATAAATGACGGGGGTGAGTCTGCACCTTACTCCCTTAAAGGTTTTCAGTTAGAGTATACATTAGGAGCAAGACGTTAAATGGGCGCTACATACACAAGACAATCAACCTTTACAGATGGCGATGTAATTACCGCCAATCTGTTTAACAATGAGTTTGATCAGCTTCTAGCTGCATTTGCTGTTAATACAGGACACACTCACGATGGCACTGCTGGAGAAGGCGGTCCTATATCTTTAGTGGCATCTGACAATGTTACTATAGGTACTGGTGCAGGTGACATTACACTTACTTGGGACGGCGGCTCTAACAATGGTGCTATCATCTGGAGTGAAGATGAGGATTACTTTACGTTCTCTGATGACATATTACTTGCTACATCAGAGAAGCTACAGTTTCGTGACACTGCTATCTACATCCACTCTAGTGCTGATGGTCAACTTGATCTTGTAGCTGATACAGAGATCCAGATTGCTGCTACTACTATTGATATGAATGGTATACTAGATGTATCAGGTA